CCTAACGGTGAGCCACTAGGACGGAACACGCTATAGTCTATGCCTATACCGCCTCCGCTCATTAAGCAGTCACTAGCTCTCTGTACTAGCTTACCCCACTCTTCTCTAGTATCTTCCTCACCTTTAAGCAAGTAGCAGTTGTTATAAAAACTAGCCTGTCGTCCTGCGTAGTAAATATAACGACCTCCTGCCATGAACTTAAACTCTTTCATGGCTTTCTCTAATACGTCCATGTCATCCTTCTCAAGGATGCCAGTACAAACGTCAGTGACAATATCTTTAACCTTCTCCGTCCACGTTTGTGTCTCGTTAAGAGCGTACTTGTTGCGGAAGATTGACTCACCAAAACTGTTCCTAAACTCACTCATTATAAACATACCTCCTTGATTAAACGTTCAATATACCAACGTGCTTTCCTTAAATCCTCTACACCATTTTTATTCTTCCAACGATGCACATACTTTATTAAATTACCGTTTAAGTAGCCTAAAAACTCTTCTTTACTAGAACGTTCTTTAATGTAGTCAATACACTCTATACCTTCGCCCTTGTAGTGGCTTGGGTTGATAGGGTCTTTAATATCTGATGACTCTTCTTCTAACTCTCTCCTAGCCTTTACAGCTTCTATCTGTCTTTCTTTTATCTGCCTAGCTACTCTATCCCAGTCTTCTGGGGTACTTTTGTCAAGATAGCTCATCAGTCTCACCTCCTAAGTCTTCAATTATCTTATCTAGTTTATCTTCAATCTTGTCTTCAAAGCGTTCTACTAGCTCAGTAGAGTTAATCTCTAACACCTCTAAAACTAGAATCTCATCCAACAAAGACAACTGCTCTTTTATCTCAGTAAAAGTATAACTCATTTTACAGGCTCTCCATACTTCTTTCTCAAGTAAGACATACTTATAGGCAACTCGTCAAAGCTACCGTTATTGACTTCGTTAAAGACCCATATACCACGCCAAGACTGGTTAGTCTGTGGTGATAGATAGCTCTGGTCTTCTTGATAAAAGATACCTGCAAATAAACCAGTAACAGAAACACCGTCGGCTCTACGTGCGTAAGCAATGTCTCTGTCCTGTACGTGACCCATAACACAGCTAACCATCTTCTTAGTAAGCATCAGTTTAGCTGAACTAACAGGTCTGCCCATAACACCGGAAGTAAAGTAGTGAGAGTAAGCTATACCGTTAATCATCTTAACTTCTAAAAACGGTACAACTTCCCATCCCATCTTCTCTAAACCAAGATCAGCAAAAGACATTAAACCCTCAAGCTCTGGACTACCTTCTACTGCTCTAGTAATCCTGTTCTCGTGGTTGCCTAACAAGAATACTAGCTTTGGTTTCCACACCTTATGCTTGTTAGTCCTCTGTCGCTTCTGCTCATCTCTAATAGGCTTTAAGAAAACCTCCATAGCTTTCTTACCTGCCTCAACATCAGCTTGGTAGCGTCTGCCTTCAAAAGACTTAGTGCCTTTATCGTAGCTAGATAAGCTAGGGAAGTCCCAGTGATCGCCTAAATGAACTATGACTTCTGGCTTCATAGCTACAGCGTACTGTCCCGCCCACGCTAAATGGTCTGTGTTAGAGTCTGGTTTGACTTGAGTATCTGGAATAATAAAGTGTCTCATAGTTTCTTCCTCGCTTCACGTTCTGAGTTAGTCTTAGCTTGATGACATTCTAAACATAAAACTTGCATACCGTCTGACTCACAGAACAGGCGCTCTGAGAATCCTGCAATGTCTTCATAACTGCTTAAAGACCCTGCAGGGACTATATGGTCAACTTGAATTTCTTTATTAGTGTGCCACTTGTTACACTCAGCACATTGATACTCGTACTTATGTCTCTTACCTTTTACTGTACGTTCTGCTTCTTTCTTTACTTGGAATTTAACAGGGTAGCGACTGTAAGCCTGTCTTAGCGCTGACCGTATGAACTGCCAATATCTAGCCTCTGTCCATTGCTTTCCTGCTCTAGTGCGTTCTACTCGTTGGTTCGCCATAGAACCGTACTCCTTCAGGTCTTTCTCGCGGAGGCATCCATAGCTGACCCGCTACTCGTCTAAGCCAAAGCAACCTAGCGTTCTCAAGCGCTCTGTCATAGCCTAACTGGTCTTCGCAGATGTCCCACATATCGGTTTCTTTTTTACAGCCTCCTATGAGGTCTTGAGCACCTCCCATTCCAATACCATCAACTCCTATGATATTGTCAATAGAATCGCCAACAAGAATCTGCTTATAAAAATGCTTTAATCCAAACTCTGAAGTAACGAAATACTCTTCACCTTTAACAAAGTTAAAATGTAACCCTGCAATCTGGTCAAAGTCTTTATCAATACTGACTATCACAGGACAGTCGTTTAGGTAGGCAGTAGAAGCAGCTATAGCAATAGCATCATCAGCTTCCTCACCTTCCACCACAACAGCGTCCCAATAACCTACAGCATGGTCGCGTACTTGCTGAAGCAATAACGGCTTCTCTCCCTTCCTGTTACCTTTATAAGGCGCTGTCACAGCGATGTCATGCCTAAAGTTATTACCACCAGTGATATAAACTATATACTCATGGTCTGGATAGGCAAGTAAAGTATCAGAGAGCAGAGAGTCAAAAGCTCTCTTAGCGTGTCTAAAGCCGTCATTAAAAGAAACCTGCGCGTCAGACTCGCACGCACAGGCTACTCGATAGCAATATATATCGCCATCTATCAACAACATTATAGAGCGTCTTCCAACGCTACATCTATCTCTCCACCGTCAGGTGAATACTCGTTGAGGTCTGTAATAACTAGCTTGAGGCAACTAGCAGATCGTCCTTGCTTGCCTTGAAACTGCCAGTCATAGTGACCCAACACAGCTTTAGCTTTAGAGCCGTTACCGACAAGACAGCTAATCTCATCACCATGAGTGTTATAAGCACGTATAGGGTTACTAGACTTTACTGTAATAAAGTTACCCCTATCATCGTCCTTAGTTTTTACAGACAATCCACGCTCTTCTAAAGCCTGAATAGCAGCATCAGAGAGTAAAGACATATCTACTTGATACTTACCAGACATATCATTTTTGTTCTGTAAATTAGCCCAGTAGAGAGTAGTGTTTAATGTTACAGGTTTATATGCTTCCATAATTGTATTCCTTTTAAGTTAAAATATAGAGATGTATATGCTAGTGTCTATCTAGCTGTTTAAAGCCTATACAGTCTATCATACAGGCTAACGAATATCAATGAGTTTCAGACCAGTTATTTCCAATCTTATACTCACCGTCCATAGGACAACGGAGGTCAAAGTCCTCACCTGCCTTACGTATCGCATTACGGAAGTGTATACCAACGGCTTTAGCAAAAGCCTCTGGAGTCTCTACCTGAAGCTCATCATGGACGTTAGCGACAATCTTGAATGGTATACCTACCGCCCTAAGACTATCAACGCCATTCAGTAATGCTTGCTTCATCAGAGAAGCCCCACTCCCTTGTAACAGGAAGTTTAAAGAGCTATACGCTTTCCTAATACGAATCCTTCTACCGTCTAAGCTAGGGACGCTATTGTTTTTAGTAACTATAGCCTCCACCGTTAGCTTTAACTTCTTGAGTGACGGTATGTTATCTAAAAAGTTAGTCTTTAACTTCTTACCAAGAACAGAGCCTCCACCTGCAATACTGCCTATCTTGCTGTCACCTGCACCGTACAGGAAAGCATAGATGAAAGTCTTAGCCTCGTCTCTGGTTTGTAGCCCTGCTGCTTGTTGGTTAGCGCTGTGTATGTCACCTTCCAGTATAGTTCTGACGTAGTTCTCGTCTTTCATATAGTGGGCAAGCATACGCAACTCAAGACCAGAAGCATCTATACCAACTAGCTTGTTGCCTTCCTCCACTATCCAACATGAACGACACTGACCGCCTAGTTCAGCCTTCAACTTCTGTACTGGTGTTAAGCCGTCATGGACTTTGCGCGTTGCAGGGACTTGAGCCATGTTAGGTGATATGTGCGTCATCCTACCTGTAGCTGCTCCGCTGCTAAACACTCTACCGTGTACCCTACCGTCATCTCCAACAGACTCTAGCCATGAACCTACCTGACTAGCTCTTTTCTGGACTAATAAATACTCAGCCACTAATTGCGCTAGTGGGTGGTCAATAGCTTCTAGTACGTCCTCGTCAATCCTGTAGCTACCGCCTTCCGTCTTCTCAGTAAAGCGTATACCAACACTCCGCAAACGCTTTGCTATCTGTTGCCTACTGCCTACGTTAAACTCCTCGACGTTATCCTTCAAACGCTTACCTGTTTTATCAGAGTAGCGCTTTGTAACGATGGGTTTAAACTCAGTCTGTAGCTGTGCCTCAATCTCGCGCATACGGAAGTTTAGAGAACTGTACAAATCATTAGCCTTATTCAAATCAATCTTAAAGCCGTTCTCTGTCTGTATCTCTAGCTCTTCTGTAACGCGATGCTCTAGCTCTATGCAGTCATTAGAAAACTTATCATTCTTCAGGTCTGCTAGTAGCTTCTTATAGACTTTAGTAGTCAGGTTAACGTCACGCTTGCAGTAGGTAATCATCTCCTCACACAAGCCTCCGTCATAGTCCGTGAAGTCATCTTTAGGGTACGATAGACGCTGACCCCAACTACGCAAACTGTGACCTCCCTGTACAGATGGATTATACAACCTTGACAACAGCATAGCGTCAACGTGCTTCTTACCGTCCACCGTTATATTCCAAACACGCTTCAATACAGGTATATCAAAGCCTATGCCGTTGTATGTGACAATGCCGTCATGCTCATCTATCAAAGCCTGTAACGTGCTAGGCTCAGTATGACACTCCGTCTGTCCAGTCTCTATGTCTTCAGTACACGCGCACCAGATAGTTGAGTGCTTAGTGTCTGTCTCAATATCAATAGTTAACATCGCTACTCCACTTCATAATCTGCAACGCCCAGTCCAATGTCTTGAGCAGTCTTTAAGTCTATGCGTTCCTCTAAAGCATAGTTAGCAGTAGAGCCTCTGACACAATCACTGCACTCATTCAGATAGTCACCAGTGCTTGCATCTTTCAGAGTTGCTTCGTAGTCAGTCAGAACAGCATTACAGGCTAAACATCTCATAACTCATCTCCTAAGTTTATTTCAGTCATCCTTCCAGTCTGGCTGTCAAAGAACAAATCAGAACAGCGTCCAGTCTCACCGCTAAAGCGATTCTTTAGCACTCTAACCTTAGTCGTGTTTCTGACGTTAATGTCATCAGCCTGTCCGTCACGCTCAAGCCCTAGCACTATGTCGCTCAGTTGAGCGATAGAAGCAGAGCCTCTGAGTTGTGACAAGGACGTAGCAGCGCCTTCCTCATGTCCCTTGCTGTCAGGTCTTCTCAAATGACTAACAACAAACAGAGATATTTCTGTCTCCTGTACAAGCATCCGTAACTTAGTCATTATCTCGTCTAATGCTTTACGCTCGTCTAGGTTAGACTGAGCTGACACAACGATAGAGACATGATCTAAGAATATATACCGACAGTCCAACGCTTTAGCCATGTAGCGCACACGCCCTACGATGTTGTCCACATCAGTTGATCCGAAGTGATCTAACAAGTACAGGCGGTCATTACCAAGCGTCTCGTCAAATGCTTTCCTGCGCTCTTCCTCAGTGCTAACCGTGGTCGGTAGGTGTAACTGTTTGTTTGCAGATAGAGACATAATTGATAGTGCTGTCTTCCTCGTGCTTTCCTCCAAGAACAACAGACCAATATTATGCTCACTCTGCTGTAAAGCTGAGTAAATAATCTCCTTCATAAACTGAGATTTACCTAGTCCACTTCCTGCGGTTACAGTCACAAGCTCTGCGGTACGGATGCCATAAGTCAACTCATTAACGCCGTTAAAAGGATAAACCACTTCAGCCTTCTGCATTGGCGTGTTGACCTCATCCCACAGGGTAGAAGCTCTAACGATGCCGTCAGGTACGTAGCGTTCAGCTTGCCAAAATGCTTGAGTAAAAAGTTCCTTATCGTCATTGATGAGGTAGTCGCAAGCGTCTTTGTAATCCTTCTTATGCTTGACGATCTTAGCCTTGCCTCCAAACAATTGCCCCACTTCATCAGACGCTATAATGCCTTGCTCGTCTGCGTCAAAGCAAACAACAATAGTCTCAAAGCTGTCTAACCATTCGTAAGACGCTTTACAGTCCTTGAGCGCACTTCCTGCACCGTTGCGGATGCTGACGACAGGGTATTTACTGCCTTGCATCTGGTAAGCCGCTAAAGCGTCATACTCGCCCTCACAGACGGTGACGTACTTACCGCCTTTAGAGAATAACTGCTGACCAAAAAGACCACCTTTAGCCCAGTCTCCGCTAGTCTGGAAACGCTTATCGGGGTGTCGTATTTTGACCGCCACAGGGGTTACAGGCTCCTCAACATCAAAATAAGGATAAAGCACCTGATTAGACTTGACCACAACGCCGTATGCCTTCAGTGTAGTAGCACTCAGACCTCTCTCAGGAACTCCTACGAAGCTCTCTGTGGCTAGTAAGGGTAGGACAGCGTCAAAACCGTCTCGTCCTGTCAGTGGCTTCTCTGGAAGCCTAACAGCCACTTCTGACGGTCTTTTATATACTCCGCAACTGTGGCACTTTGTCGATCCATCTTGGTTAATTGCAAGTGCGTCACTACTCCCACAGTCATTGCATGGTTGGTGTGTGTTCTGGTAATTACTCATCTGTGTATTTTACCTCCAAAAGTTGTATACATAAAAAAGGCAGCATTAGCTCAAAACCACCAATAACGATTGGCTTCTCATAGCCAAAAGAATCATAGCCTATATCGTCCCTTTCTGGTAGTGTGCCAAGATATACGCCAAACCCATGATTGAATTTAAACATCAAGTGCCAACTAACCATGATTTACTCCTTTACAGTTTTTAAAATTCATGTTAATCTACTGATGTCACCCCCGCCGGTATAGCCCCAACTGAGACACTACCTTCCGCGTCCGTTCGACCAGATCCTTAACTTTATTATCTTCAAGCATTAAAGACGTTAATGCCTGTGGTGGATGGTTTAAGTCATAAACTACGCGACACACACAGGCGTTGTTATCATCTTTT